TTGGGCGTGTTTTTTGTGTACGATAAGTTTTAGAATGAAAATCGACAAGAGGTTATAAAGCCTCTGCCGATTTTCTTTTTTTATAGGAAACAGCAGAAAAGAAGAGCGTGCAGAGCGTAAAAACTCTGGCACGCTTATTTTTTTACAACGAAAGAGAGGTACGGAGAATGGAAAGAGTGACATTTGAAGAGTATGAGGCAGCAAAAGCGGCAGTATTGTACGGGAAAGAATACGAAGAAACATCAAGCATGGAAAATAACGTCATTCATAAGCAGTATGTATGCAAGGACGGTAGCGGGATATTTTACGAAAGAACAGAGAACGGCGTAACAGAGTTTTGGAGTACAGAGTACAGCAAAAGCCGTATCTATGCAGACAAGGCAGACGAAAAAGTAGAATTAAGCGAAAACCGCAAGAAAGCAATAAAAAGGCTATATAAACTGGTTTATTGGTTCGCTGACGAGATGCTTAACGAAGAGGACGCAGAGAAGAGAGAGGCGGCAGAGTTTGAAGAGCAGCGAAAGAAAGAGCCGGATAAACTGCAAATTAGAGTAAGCGCACACGACAATAACGCAAGAGTTATGAAAGATTGCATAAGAGAGGCACGGGACGCAGCGGAATTTTTGAAAAGTGGAGAGAACGACGTAGAAGAATGGCAAATAGCAGGAATAAACGCAATGTTCGACCAGTGCAATGAAGAAAGAATTATACCGTATGATTTACCGACAGCTATAAAAGGGCTTTTGTGTATGCACATTCTTTGTAAACCAGAGGCTGTAGCAGAAAAATGAGGAAAGGGGCGGCGGCAACGTCGCCCAAAGGAAAGGAACATAGAGCATGGGAAAACGAAAGTATAAGCGTCTGCATTATGAGGACAGGCAGACCATAGAGGCTATGAGTAAGCAGGGCAGCAGCGTAAGCGATATTGCAGAGGCGCTGGGAACACACAGGGACACTATTTATAGGGAGTTCAAACGCTGCAACGCCACACTGAAAACATACACAGCAGCAGCGGGGCAGCAGGCACTATAAGGAAAGGAGCGGTAAAGAATGAATAAGCAGAGGCGCAACAGAATTGCAGAGGCATTAGAGCTGATAAGCCAAGCAAGGGACATTTTGGAAGAGGTAAAAGACGAAGAGCAGGAAAGCTACGAAAATCTGCCGGAGAGTTTGCAATATGGAGAACGTGGCGAGCAGATGCAGGAAAACGTAGATAGTTTAGAGGAATTTATAGGCTATCTGGAAGAAACCGACAATTTAGAGGAAACGTAGGCAGAGGTAGCCGCCACGAGTGCCGTTAGTTCAGTTGGTTAGAGCAGCCGCCTCATAAGCGGCAAGTCGTGGGTTCAAGTCCCACACGGCACATTGCGTAGCAGGCATGGCGAGCCTGCGGCAGAGGGCAGCAGGCTAATAGCTGCAATCTGTATACCGTGGAAAAATAGCGGCGGTCATACCAGCCAGAAAGTATGTGGACAGTCAACAGGTTTTCAGTTGCTTTTTAATGCGAAAAGCAGCCCGCACGGTAAAACCAAACGCCAGAACAGGAGAGCGGCACACATGGAAAGACAGAGAGCGCCGCCGAAAGGAAGAGAGGCAGAGAATGGCAGCAGAGGCATTGATAGTAGAGGTCGCATACCAGAGAGGCTATGCAGATGCCATAGCAGATATGCGAAAGAAAAAAGAGCAGAGGCGGCAGCGGGAGCAGGCAAAGAAAGCCCGCCGCTGGTATTTCATTAAGCAGAAAGCCTACGGCTTGCAATGCTGGCAGTTACCGTGCTGGCGGCATGGGCGACAGAGGGCGACATAACAATAGCGGTTATTACCGTACCGCTGGGACTTATGTGCCTTTTCAGTAAAAAAATGCTGATAGTAGACGACTACTATTTTGCTACAGAAGAGAGGGCAATACATGGACGAAAAAACAATACAGCGTATTAAAAAGCTGCAAGCACTGGCAGAGCGGGGCGTAGGCGGCGAGAAAACGACAGCGCAAAAGAAACTTGCAAAGCTGCTTAAGGATAACGGTATAAATTCCATAGACGAACTACAAAAGGAAGAGTATGAATATACGATATTTTCCTACAACGGAAAGCACGAAATAAAACTGCTGCGGCAGTGTATGTATAAGGTCATGGGTGCTAAATCTGACAGAACAGCATACAAGCCATACGGACGGCGGCAGAAAATCGGCATATATTGCACGAAAGCGCAGAAAATCGAAATAGAGTTAGAGTTTGAATTTTACAGAAACGTATTTTATGAGGAATTAAGTACATTTATGGACGCTTTCATACAGGCACAGAAGATTTTCCCAGAAGATGCACCAGTAGGAGACTACGACGAATTTAACGAAAGAGATATGAAAATAGCGTTTATGGCTACGGGGATAGAACGGCGTAGCAGGGCTGCAATGATAGAGGAAAGCGAGGCGGGAAATGAGAAAACGAAAACGACAGGCAGTTAAGAAACTGATACAGTGCGCAGCCGTTATAGCGGCAGGCGTGCTGGCAATCATTTTGTTTATGCTGGCTATCTGGTACAGAGGAAAGAACAGCGAGCCAGTAACAGACGAACAGGTAGCAGCGCAGATGCAGCAGGCAGAGCCGCTGGTTATTGAAACACCAGAGGCAGCCACAGAGGGCAGTATAAGAGTATACGACTATGACGGCTGCTGTATTTATTCCTACTACGGCAAAATTCGGATAAACAGCGACGGTAAGGACGGCAAGGAGATTGACGTAGAGGCATTAGGCTATTTAGAGGGCTACCAAGAACATAAAGAGGAAAGCGGGGCGGGAGAATGAGCCACAGATATTACAGCCCTTTACGCCCGTTATCGCTGGGAACATTTCCAAAGCCGCAGGGAAACGAGATTTTACATATAGAAAATTTTGAGGAACGGCAGAACGTACCAGAGATAGCACGGCAGGCGTGGGGATACATTGAGTACAAAGAGGCGCTTACAGAAATAGAGGCGGCAGCTTATGAGCTGATACCGTCAAACTGCATTTCTGAAATGGAAAACTTAGAGGCAAGGAGATAAAGGCAATGAGCGAGGTATATATACGCAGCCAGAATAAAGAAAAGCTGTATAGACTGGGCGGTAATTACGCCTGCGTAGAGTATGGAGAGTACGAGGACATAAAGAAAAAGAGAGGCGGCGCAGAGGCAGACAAAAAGCGCCACGTAATTTGCATAAGTGACGGGTGTTTAGAAGAAATTGGAGAGTATGCCACAAAAGAGCGCTGCTTAGAGGTGCTGGACGAGATACAGAAAGCGTGCATAAGCTGTCTGTTTACGGCTGGCGGTGCAGCCGTAATAAGGGGCGGCATGGACGTACAGCCGTTTGCAACAGTAATACCGAGGCTGTACGAAATGCCAGAGAAGTAGGAGAGGCAGACAGTGACAGTAAAGGAATTTATAGGCACGCTGGAGAGTTCAGACCGCCTGCGCATTATCGAGGGCAAAGCAGAGGTTTACGTAGGGTATCTGGCAGCGTTCAAACCGTTTGCAGACCATGAGATAAGCGAGGAATACCGAAAATACGCGGGCATGAGGTAAAGAAGTTTAGAGCAGTGCCGGAGATAACGCACAGACGCTGGAAAGAGCTGGGGCTTATGAAACCATTAGAGCCAGACCAGACAGCACAGTATACATATAAGAAAGGAAAGGGCAGGAAGTATGACAAAGAAAAAGCCGGATTTTTTACGGGATTTAGATACTGCAATCATGGACGAGCTTACAGGTGGCGGTATCAAGGGAAATGCAGCGGGACTGGTAGGAACGCTTACACAGATTAAGGAAATTAAGCAGCTATGCGGGCTGCCGTTTTGCGGTTATATGGCAAAGTTGGAAACGGTAAGACCAAGCGGCGTGCCGGACGAGGTAACGGTAGTATTTGCAGAGGACGTACCATACAGGGCTTGCAACGGCATAGAATTTGACGTTATGCAGGAATTTGTAGAGGGCAGCAGGCTTTTACTGACAGGTAAGGTGCAGACGCTTAAGGACTTCCAGAGCGGTAGACTGCTGGTATATATTCTGGCAGATTTTGTGGCGGTATCGGAAAAGGCAGTAGAGCAGGACGAGGCAGCAGTAAGAGGCGTTATAGCGAATAAGCCAACATACAGAGAAACACCGAGAGGCAAGCGCATTACTGATATTACGGTAAAGGTAAGAAATGAGCTTACAGGCGGCAGCTGCTTTTTACCGTGCATCTGCTGGCAGGAACAGGCAGACGAGGCGGCGCAGTGGCAGCAGGGCGACACTGTAGAGCTGCTGGGACGGTATCAGAGCCGCCAGTATGAAAAGGTGCTTGATGCAGCCACAGGAGAAAGAGAACAGCGCACAGCTTATGAGGTATCGGTACGGCTGATTAGAAGAAAGGAAGAGGCAGAAAATGAGTGTTGAACATATCGGAAAGGGCTATGTAAAAATCTGCGTGAGTGAGGAAGAGTTAGAGAACAGCATAGCTGGGCTTAGCCAGTTAAAACCTATTTTGCAAACGCAAGTAATGAAAGGGAACGGAAGAAACACAAAGCAGGGGCTTATTGACGCAGCAGAGCTGGGAAAACATTTTGATACAGCGATAGATGCAATGACTATGCTTTTGGTTGGGTTTAAGGAAGAAAGCGAGGCACAGAATGAAGAGTAAAACAATTTTAGGAGCAGACGGCGCAACAAAAATGCGGCAGATTACAGTAGGGATACACGGAAAGGGCGGCGAGGCAGGCATAAAGGCAATACAGCAGCTTGCAGGCATGGTGGACAGCTTAAAGCAGTGCCAGACACCACAGGAAGTATACGACAGATATTTACAGATTACGGGGTACTGTAAATGCTGCGTTGATTGTAATTTTATAGACCAAAAGGGAGCAGACGAGCTGATGTGCTTAGCAGCATATCTGGCAGGAAATGAACAGGCACGGGCAGAGGCACAACAGAAAGCGGGTAAAAAGGCATGAGAAAGGTTTATATATGCAGCCCATACAGGGCGAAAGACGGCGCAGAGCTGGACAGAAACATAGATTATGCGCAGCAGCTGACAAGGCAGGCGTTAGAGGCGGGCTTAGCACCCATTACGCCGCATTTATATATGACGCAGTGCATGGACGATAAAAAGCCGGAAGAGCGGGCAAGGGGCATGGCTGCGGGGCTTGCGCTGCTGAAAGGCTGCGATTTTGTTATTGCTGGTGTGAAATACGGCATAACAGAGGGAATGGACAGAGAAATACATACAGCAAATATGCTGGGAATTGCGGTTATAGATGCAAACCAGATTAAACGGCATCTGGAATATGAGGAAAAGCGACAGGAGAGGGCGGCGAGCGATTACGCAAAGCTGCATAGCTGCGAATTTTGCAAGGGCAGCAAATTATACAGCTGCACGGGCTACGATTGCAGAGAGCCATACAGACGGGCTTATGAGTATGCCTTAAGCCGCATAAGAGAGCGGCAGGAAACATGAAAAAATAAAAGCGCCTACGGTGGGGAAACACCATAGGCGCTAAGCTATACAGCTTTGAAATACTATAAAAATTATAAGCTATGTATGGCGCAAAGTCAAGAAATTTAACGGGCAGGCAGCCCGTTTTAACACTTGATAAAAGTATTAACGAACCGACAGAGAGGTAGATATATGCCATACGTAGAGAGGGTAACAAAAGCAGGAAATACGATAGAGATAGAGAGGTACTTTACCAGCAGATACAAAAAGAAAGGTATCAGCAGAGGGGATAAGGTAAAGCCAACAAAAGAAGAGCAGGAGAAAGTAAACACCAGACAGGCAGAGAGAAAGTTAAGGATACTCATAAATGCAAACTATGGCTATGGGGACTACCATTTAGTGCTTGACTATATCCGCAGGAAAGGAGAGCCGGACAGAACGCCGGAGCAGATGCGGCAGGACATAGACGTATTTTTGAGGGAGTGCAGAAAGGAGTACAGAAAAGCAGGGTTAGAGTTCAAATACATACACGTTATGGAGATAGGCAATAAAGGTGCGAGGCATCACCACCTTGTAGTAAATAAAATTGACACAGAGATTTTACAACGCTGCTGGTATAAGGCATACGAGGGGCATAACAGGGTTAAGGTATTCCCACTGGACGATAGCGGCAACTATGCAGAGCTGGCAAGTTATTTAATCAAGTACACAGGAACGCACAAAAAGGGTACTGACGGAGCATTACAGGGCAAGCGCTGGAATTGCAGCAAGAATTTAGTAAGACCAGAACCAGAGTACCGCATAATTTCAGACCGTGAGTATTTCAAGAAAGAGCCAAAAGCAATAAAGGGCTATTACGTGGACAAGAACAGCGTAAGCATGGGGGTACATAGCCCAGAGTATTACGGCTATGGGTATTTAAGATACACCTTAGTAAAAATAACAGATAGGGGGGGGGCTGAAATGCAGATAATCAAGGGCATTGCCATTGCAGCAGTGTTGATAATAGCCGGACTGCTGGCGCTGATTGTGGCAGCATATCTGGCGTTTAGAATGGCGGCGGCTATTTTTGAACAGCAGGAGAGCTGGAAAGACAGCGGCAGCAGAAAGGGCAGAAAACATGATAGAAAAAATTAAATACTGGTTATTCCAGAAAGGCAAGGACTGTAAGCGCTGCTGCCTGCGGTGCAGATACTACGATATATGCCGCTGGGACGTACTGGGAAATGCAGGACTACAAAGCGAGGAAACAATAACGCTTTTGGCGATAGAGAACAGCAAGCCGCATAAGGACGGGCTACTTTTTAGAATTTGCCAGTATGTAGAATTTAAGCAGAGAGCGAGGCGAGAAAATGAGAAACTTTAGACTGGACGACGAAAGCGGGCATCAAGAGGCATTATTTAGCTGGGCTGCATACAGAACAGAGATTATGCCGGAACTGCAATATATGTATCATGTGCCAAACGGCGGCAAACGTGATAAAGCAACAGCAGCGGTGCTTAAGAGGCAGGGCGTAAAGGCTGGCGTGCCAGACATTATGCTACCAGCTGCAAGGGCTGGGTATCATGGGCTTTACATAGAGCTTAAGGCAGGCGAGAACACGACGACCAAGAAACAGAAAGAGTGGTTAGAGTATCTGCGGCAGCAGGGCTATTATACCGCCGTCTGCTACGGCTGGCAGCCAGCAGCGCAGCTGATAGAGCAGTATTTATTACATTCAGACGAGCTTACAAAAGAACAGGAAACAGTAACCATGCGTTAGGGGCGACGCAGGAAAGAGAGGCAAAGAATGAAAACAATAAGCATTTTGAATTTAAAGGGTGGCGTAGCCAAGACCTTTACAGCGGCAAACATGGCGTATGAGATTTACAGGAGAGGTTACAGGGTGCTACTGATTGACAATGATAAGCAAGGGAATTTAAGCAAGGCGTATAGCAGATACGACGCAGAGAGCGTAGCACCAGTTACAAGGTTGCTGGCTGGGGACTGGCAGGGAGCAACAGAGCTGATACAGAATACAAATTACGTAGGGCAGCAGTGCTGCATAGATATTGTTACGTCGAATATGTCACTTTTTGGGGCTACGTGGAATTTGACAAAAGAGGACAGCGAGAACCAGACAGAACGCTATAAGAGATTTGCAGACATTATGGGCGGCTTTTATGATTACTGTATCATTGATAACCCGCCGGATATTGGGCTTAATGTCATAAATGCGCTTGCAATCACGGACGAGGTAATAGTACCCGTAAAGGTGGACGAGGACGCTTTAGAGGGGCTGGACATTGTGACAGAGCAGATAGAGGACGCAAAGGCATTTAACCCAGCATTAAAGCTGGCAGGCGTACTGATTACGTCATACCAGAACACAGACGGCGAGGCAGCAGGCGTAGAGTGGCTGGAACAAAAGACAGATTTTAATATTTTGGGTATTATTCGGTATTCCAAGAAAGTAGCAGAAAATACTTTCATGCGTAAGCCGATTTATGAGTATAGCCCATGCTGCGGAGCGGCGCAGGGGTACAAGAAATTTGTAACAGCGTATACAGGGAAAGCGAGGTAGTG